AGGCTTCGCTAACGTTACTAACACTGTTGACACACTTGTTCTGTCTTATCTTTATGACCCTAAACTTGTTGGTGGTCATTCTCTTTATGCTTGGGGTGATAGGTTTAATTTCCCTAAGCTGGATCATAACGATTTTTCTCGATACACTCCAGAAATGGACAGATATTGCCAGCAAGACGTTAAACTCGGCAAGCGTGTCTTCAAGGCGTTGGTTCAAAGGATGCGTAAGCTTGGTGTGTCAGAGCTTGCGTGCAAGATTGAACATGAAATCAGGGTAGTTGTTGATGAACAGGAACGAGCTGGATGGTACTTTGACATCCCAGGAGCACAAGCTCTGGTCTCTCAGCTTCGATCTGAGCAGCATAGGCTCGAAGGTCCGATCAGGGCACTATTCCCTCCAAGACTTGAAGTATGCGGAACTTATAAGCGACGATATAAAAAGGACGGCAGCGACTATTCGTCGTATGTCAGGCACCTAACTGAGTACCCCGAGATCAGAGATAATGGGGACGGTACGTATTCCGTTCTAGATTGGACAGAGTTTAACATTGGGTCGCCCAAACAGAGGATACAAAGGCTACTTGAACTTGGATATCAACCAGTTAACTACACGGAAAAGGGCAGCCCTAAGGTTGATGAAGAGAGTCTTATCGCATACGCAGAAAGTTCAGGATATACCGAAGTACAAGCAATCGCCGACTGGTTGGTCCTCCAAGGCCGGTCGACGATGGTCGAAGGATGGTTGAATAACGTTAACTACGAAGACTCCAGAATGCACGGTAAGGTGCTCACCTGTGGGGCAAGAACCCGCAGAATGAGGCACATGAGCCCTAACACAGCTAACATTCCAAAGGCCAAGGACAGAGTTAAGTACGGCAAAGAGTGCCGGGGACTCTGGATGGCAACTCCAGGTAGGCTGGAAGTGGGTACCGATGCGTCTGGTCTTGAGCTTCGTATGTTTGCCCAGTACCTCAACAATCCTGAGGCCACCAAGCTGTACACTGAAGGTGACCCCCATCTATTCAATACTAAACTACTGGGTGAGCCTGATGAGTATAGAGACCTAGCCGCTAAGAACGTGATCTACGCCATGCTCTACGGGGCGATGGACACCAAGCTAGGTTACACTGCGAAGACCAGTATCACAGACCCCAAGGAAGCCAAGGCTCATGGGGCTTGGGTTAGGTCTAAGCTAGAAGTTGGTATTCCTGGCTTTCAGGAACTAACTGAACAGATTAAAACTGAATACAAGGTTAACAATGGTTTGATTAAGACCATTGACGGTGGCTTTGTAAGGTGCCATGCCCCTCATGCTGCCATCAATTATAAACTACAATCAGCGGGTGCAATCACCATGAAGGTTGCCGGTATTCTTGCCCGTAATGAAATCAAGCGAAGGGGCCTTGACAGCTTCTTTGTTGGTAACATCCACGACGAGTTCCAATCGGATAGTGCTCCAGGGGACGCGGAGGAAGTTGGTAAAGTTTGTGTCCAAGCAATTACCACTGCTGGCGAGGAGCTTGGAATGCACGTTCCTTTGACCGGTGAATACAAGATTGGTCAGAACTGGGCTCAGACGCACTAACACTTAAGGGTATATTTACCACCGCCTTAATAGGATTATAACATGAAAATATTCTTTGTCAAGCATTGGGCTTTTGAGAAAGCAAAACTAATGAAATACATAATCTATCGTATCGGCCCCCTTCGGATCATTAAGGCGTACCGTTAATGAAGTAGAAATAAGTGTTGACTTAACCCGAGTATAGGGTATAATACTAATATTAGGAAAGCAAAAGCGCGTGTCTCTGGGCAGAGGTTATCTGGGGTTCGATTCCCCGGACACGCTCCAATCTAATCTACATCTAGGAGAATAAAACACATGCCGCTACTGCGTGGTAAAATCAAATGGGCCAAGGTTCTTGGTGAGCCCGTTTGGGGTTACGAGAATACGTTCAAGGAATGGACGTTTGACGTTGAAGTAGATAAGAAGACTATTGCTCAACTCGAAGAACAAGGGCTCGGCCACAAGGTTAAGGACAAGGGCCAAGGCCCGTACGTTACTTTTAGCCGCAAGGAACTCAAGGCTGACGGCACTCCGAACAAGCCGATCCGTATCGTGGACAACAAGGGCAAGCCTTGGGACCAAACCAAGAAGATTGGTAATGGCTCCGTTGTGAACGTCAGCTATGCCCTAAACGAGTATCGGCCCGGTAAGCTCACTTGGAACGTTCTTGCCCTTCAAGTTTGGGAGCACGTCCCGTACGAAGGCAATAGTGAGTTCCCCATTAAGGAAGACGATGACAATGGTGGTGATGACGACTGGGCCAATGAGGCTGAAGACTAAGGGTGCCTAACCATCCGCTTGTAGATGACATCTACCGGGTAGTTAGTGAAGGTGCTGATGTCACTGACGAGCAAGTCGAGCAGTTCGGCAAGCAACTCAGTGGCATCATCGCCGACAGACTAAGAGAACGTAAAGGGGACCCCCGAGAGTTTACTCTTCGGATGTCGAACATCGGTAAGGGTCCTCGCCAACTCTGGTATGAAAGTAGGTATGAACCTGACGAGACTTTCCCTCCGCACACGCTTGTTAAATTCATGTTCGGTGATGTCATTGAAGCCCTCGTGCTTTTCCTCGCAGGAGTGGCTGGCCATGATGTCACGAGTCAGCAAGCTGAAGTGGATGTCGGCGGTGTTAAAGGACATATCGACGCGGATATAGATGGTGTCACGGTGGACGTTAAATCAGCTTCCACCTACGCCTTCAAGAAGTTCGCTAACGGTACCCTAGCCGAAGACGACCCCTTCGGTTACATCGACCAACTCGCGGGTTACTGTAAAGCCAGAGGAACTGATGGCGCGTTCCTCGCGGTGGACAAACAAAACGGCCATATTACTTACCTTCAATTCGATAAGGAAGACCTCGAAGCAATTAACATCGAGGACCGGGTCGAATACATGAAGGAACTAATTACTAGTGACAAGGAACCTGAACGCTGTTACAGTGACGAACCTGACGGTATGTCTGGTAACAGAAAGCTGGGGACCAACTGCTCTTACTGCCCATTCAAGCGACGGTGTTGGGCTGACGCAAATGACGGCCTTGGCCTTCGTGTCTTTGCATATTCAAATGGACCTAGGTTCCTAACCAATGTGGCTAAAGAACCTAACGTTCCTGAGATCACATTCTAAAAGGAGTATTCATATTGAGCGACAATAATATTGTAAGCTTTGGTAGCATCCAGGGCGGTAGGCAAGAAGAAGAATTTCCGTCTAATCCCTACGTTATCACTGATATTGACGACAACTCGATTTTCGGTACCGGTTACCTGATTTTTACTAACGCTCACGTCTGTATCATGGAAGAGCGGGGTAACGGTCCCGTTGCTAGTGTCATGGTTCCCCTTCATCGGGTTAAGGTCGTCGAACTTGACGACGACGAGATCGTCGACGACACTATCAACTAATGGCCTATAAGAGTGGGTTTGAGCGCACCATAGCTGCGAACCTGGCTAAGCGGGGGGTGGAGTTTACTTACGAGGAACTCCGCCTTCCGTACACCCTTGAGGGTGAATACAGACCTGATTTCGTGATTAAGAGTTCAGGTATTATTGTCGAGGCTAAGGGCTTTCTTGACCGAGACAGTAAGCGCAAGATGCTTGCGGTAAAACAACAGCATCCTGAACTAGACATTAGGTTCTTGTTCCAACAAGCGGACAAGAAGATGCAAGGTTCTAAGAAAACTCACGGAGAGTGGGCGCGAAAGAACGGATTTAAATACGCGGAAGGGGAAATCCCTGATGACTGGCTCTAGCATTGAATGGTGTGCCGGCTTCTTCGAAGGTGAAGGAAACTTCAGAATCAATAAAGCTAAAGGCGGAAAAACTTACCCCTGTATTCAACTAGCACAAGTTTACAGAGAACCTCTCGATGCATTTCAAAAATGTTTTCAGGCCGGTAAGGTGCATGGACCCTATGGTCCGTATGGTACGAATAAACAACCGTACTATCAATTTGTAGTTTATGGAGACGAGGCCGTTAAGATAGCTAATCTTATGCTTCCTTACCTTTTCCAGAAAAAGAAACAAATTGAGGAGGCATTACGTGACTATCACAGCTAAAATTTTGGTTCTGGACATTGAATGGAGTCCGGCCACGGCGTACGTCTGGCGAATGTACGACGAGAATATCAGCCCTGAACAATTGATTGATGAAGGCGGCTTGCTCTGCTTTAGTGCTCATTGGCTTGGGTCCAAAGAATATCAATTCTATTCAAGGTGGAAGGACGGCGATGAGTCTATGGCGTTGGCTGCGTACAAGCTCCTCAGTGAAGCCGATGCGGTGGTCACTTATAATGGGAATAAGTATGATCTACCTAAGCTTCGGGGCCACCTTCTTCTTTATGGTCTTCCTGATAGCCCACCTCCTACTTCTATTGATCTCCTAAAGGTTGTCAAGGGGCTTGGGTTTGTCATGAACAAGCTTGCCTACATTGCCCCACTCCTTAAGGTTGGTACAAAGATCAAGCACGAAGGCTTTAACCTTTGGCGGTCTGTGCTTGAGGGCGATGAGGCTGCTCAACGTAAGATGCAACGCTACTGCATTCAAGACGTCCGAGTAACGGCTAAGCTGTATAAGAGACTCAAGCCCTTCATTAAAGACCACCCCCATCTTGGTGACAACAAAGGCCAGTGCGGTACCTGTGGGTCCAATCATACCCAGAAACGAGGTTATCGCCGGACTAAATTTTATAAGATTGAACGCCTTCAATGTCAATCTTGTGGTGCATGGTCAACTGGTAAACGAATAAAGGTGTGAGGTGTTGGACCCAGAACAAGTAATTGCACTACACGATAAACTAGACGACAGGTTCACGGCCGAGGAATTGTGTGAGGTCCTTAGTCTAAC